TGATTGGTGGATTTACAGAACTAAAAGCACATTTCGAAAAGGTATAATATGTTAATTTCAAAAGGCGTAGCAGTAGGCGAAGTCATTACACTTAAACTCACATCAGGTGAAGAACTTGTAGCAAAGTTAGAAGAAGAAACTGATACTTACTACAAGCTATCACATCCACAAGTTATCGGCATGGGCGCACAAGGCCCAGGACTAATGCCATACTTGTTTACAGTTAGTCCAGATCGCGATGTCAAGTTGTTGAAGAACACTGTTACTGTAGCAGAGCCAACTGATGGCCCATTTGCTAAACAGTTTTTGGAAGCAACTTCAAAGATCAAATTAGTATAATATGATCAGCCCAACTTCAGGAACGGTCACTTTTGGTGTTCCATTTACAGTAACAATATCTGTATTTTCGGAATCAGAAAGTATCGATCCTCAAACTGGGCTTCCTGTTACTACAGATACACCGTCAACCACGGTTCCAGTAGTAACAGCCAGTTTTAATGATCCAGGTGTAACCATTACTCCCTCAGTTGGACAAGTGGTTATTTCTGGAACATATCAAACTATTTTGCACATATCCTGGTCATATATTGATTTAAATGGACAGCAAGTTACACAGCCACAGGCACCAACAGTGGGCACTTTTAAAACTATTTTTAAAGTAGACAGTCCACCAAATTTAACTGAAACATGTACGTATACGATCGACGGAACACCGTTTGTACATACAGTAACTTTGGGTAGCTATTCGAATATAGCCAACACCCTTAAATCTTTAATGGCAACAGTATGAGCTCAAAACCAGTTACAAGACTCGGAGATAAAACAACCGGGCATGGACCATATAAACCACGTGCTAGCACAGGTGGAAGCGGGAATGTTTTTGCAAACTCGATAGGCGTTGTCAGAGTTGGTGACACATGGGCACCACACACGCCACCACCAAACGATGTACACGCTGGACAGACACACACGACAACCGCAGGCTCAGGAACAGTATTTGCAAACAATCAACCGATTGCACGAATCACTGACCCAGTAGAAGCAGACACAATCGCAGCAGGCAGTCCGAATGTTTTTGCCGGCTAGGTTGACAACAGGCATAAATTAGTATACATTATAACAGTCAAAAGGAGATTAACATGGCTAATAATTTTAAAGAATTTTCAAGAATCGTAGAAGAAATGGAAGGCGATTTCGAAAAGTTTTATGATAAAGAAGTGGGTGCAGCAGGCGCCCGTGTACGCAAGCATTTGCAAGCATTAGCAGCTTTGTGCAAGGAAGGTCGTAAAGACGTAACTGAAACCAAGGCCGCACGTCAAGCAGCAAAAGAGCAAAAATAATTGACATGTACCAAAATTGATGCTATAATATTAGCATCGTAAACAATTTTGGTATAAATTATGTCAATGCATATCGAAGGCCCGTGGCTTAGTACTACGGGAAAACGTAAAGGTAAAAAGAAGTTCGCAAGTGCTGAGGCCAAACGCAAAGCCCAGGAACTTGATGCTAGCTGGGAAGAGCTGAAGAAAAAATACAGCTCTTCCAATCTAGCAAAAAAAGCAACTTCTAGTAGCTCGTATGGCAAACTACCATCACTGGCTATTCCCGATGGCAGAAATACAACAGCTCATATTCCCAGTAGAGATACTGGTGCAGGTAATGCTACTCTCAAGGCTCCCAAAGTTTATACGGGAACCAAAGTAAAGGGTATCGCTACCATGCACAAGAGCAATGCAGTACCAGTCTTCAGCGATGAAGAAGCAGTTGAAATCAGTAAAATGCGCAGATAACTTAAACTATCAGTTATCTTGCATCGCAATGAAGATAATTAATTATTGTGCCAAAAGGTTTGGCACCATAAGCAGTAGGCTTTTAACGCATAGGAGATGTATCAGAGCCATTTGTAAACGACGGAACTAGCGATTCCTGATCCAGCGTAAAGGAGAAAGAAGATGATACGCATTATCAAAACAGCAGTACATGCCCTAGCGGCATTAGCAATAGTAGCAGTAGGTATTCAAACCGTACATTATAAGTTTGATCGACTACGAGCAGCTAGAGAAACAGCAAGCCCAGTTACAGCTCAAATGAGACAACAGCAATTAGATTGTCTAGCTCGTAACATTTACCATGAAGCAGGTTCTGAACCATTTGAAGGTAAAGTAGCGGTTGCACAAGTTACAATTAATCGTACAGAATCTGGCGCTTTTCCCAGCGACATCTGCAAAGTTGTGTACCAGAAAAACGTTGTATATGAGAAGGTTCTATGCCAATTCAGTTGGTACTGTACCGCCGCAGGTACAAAGGCACCCATGAACGGTCCTATATACACAGAAAGCATGGAAGTAGCTAAAAAAGTACTTTTGGAGGGATTTAGACTTGACGAAGTCAAATCTGCCCTGTATTATCATGCTGATTACGTTAACCCTGGCTGGGGCAAAAAACCCGTAGCCAAGATTGGACACCATTTATTCTACAATTAAGGATCAAAGATGAACGCACAACAATTTAAAAAAGGTTTGCACGATGTATTTGACCTGGATTTATGGGTCCAAAACATCAAAGAACATGCACCCAGAATCAGTGCCGAAACCATGGGGTGGGTAGCCGTAGTTTTACTGCATTTGGCTACGATCCCAACGATGCTGGCAATTCTAACTGGTTTAACTGAAAAGATGCCACCCGTGGATATGGTACTTTTCAGCTGGGTGGGACTATTTTGCTTCTTTATCAAAGCAACGATCCAGAAAGATCTGCTCAATATCATAACGATTGGGCTGGGTTTTTTCATCCAGGCAGCACTCCTAGCACTGATTGTATTCAAGTGATGGTGGCTAAATATAGAATAAACAAGGAGTAGCCAAATGGCCGGATCAGGATATAATCAAGACTCAAATCAATTAACCGCATCACTTTATCGTGTTACAGTTGATATGAGCAGTTCAACAAATTACCCAGTGGCAACTGGGAACACTGCTAGTGGCGGTTTATGGCCATATGACTGGACTAACCCAGTATATACCAACGCAACCAGCATGACAGCAGCCCAAGCATTAGTTTTAGCACAGGGAAACCTACGCTGGCAACGTGTTTTGGACAGCTTGGATAACATTGCAGATTGTCGTATTCTCAATGTATCAGTCACAGCCGCAAACGGCAGTGGCTTGACTACTGATGCAACTAACCAACCAACAGCACTTAATTTCACTGTGGAGTTCTACCGTGATTCATTCATCGTTGGTGAATGGAACAATTATTTGAAGTCAATTGGTCAGAGTTCTAGTGGAACTTATACAAACAACGACGGTACTACTGGTACTGCATACATTGGCATTGGTGGTACAGCAGTTACAACTACAGCATTAGCCATCAGAGATATTGTTACAAGCGGAATTCTTAGCAACGTAACTCGTTTCTGGAGAGTATGGAGTCCTACTCAATACGGTGACACTGAAGTTAAAGTAGCTATCACACAACCTAATGCTACTGCATCAAACATTTTTGCAACTGTAGCATGTTCTGGTGCTATTGCAGGAACCACATTAACCGGTAGCCCACTATAATAGAAAGGCAAGGATGATATTAGCGTATCTACTTTTACTAACAGGTTTAACAATTTCGGCGGTCGCAATCTACTACTCTGTAGTAGGTTTGACCGCTATATTTTCTGCGGCGGCTATTCCCATCATGGTCATGGGTTCCGCTTTGGAAGTTGCTAAACTTGTGTGTGCCAGTTGGTTAAAAGCCAATTGGTCTCGAGCACCACGCTTGATGAAGTTTTATATGACCACCGCAGTGGTTGTATTGATGCTAATTACATCCATGGGTATTTTTGGATTCCTTTCCAAAGCTCACAGTGATCAAAGTTTAGTCAGTGGTGATGTTCAAAGTAAAATCGCAATATATGATGAAAAAATCAAAACGGCCCGTGAAAACATTGAAGCTGACCGTAAGCAACTCAAACAAATGGACGAAGCTGTTGATCAAATCATGGCACGTTCAACATCGGAAGGTGGCGCTGACAAAGCGAACTCTGTCCGTAAATCTCAAGCAAGGGATCGTTCTGCATTGGCCAAAGACATTGAGGCCAACCAGAAGCTTATTGCTACTCTTAATGACGAAGCCGCACCTATTCGAGCAGAAGTACGTAAAGTAGAAGCTGAAGTAGGTCCATTAAAATATATTGCTGCATTCATTTATGGCCAAACTGACGAGTCAATTTTAGAACGTGCAGTTACTTGGGTCATTATTACCATCATTATCGTGTTTGATCCACTGGCAGTTATTATGTTGCTTGCATCGCAGATGACATTCGCATGGCACCGTAAGGGTCATGACCCATTAGCTGAAGAAAATTCAGATTTAATTCATACCACCGTGCCACATACTGAAACACCTGTATATGTCAGTGAGCAACCAACTGAAGACGAGTTGCATCCTGTTACAAAAGAAGATTTTGAAAGCGATCCCGAAATACAGGAATTCTTCCGCAAAGGTAAAGA